AACGAACATCTTCCGCCGCCAAAGTAGCTTTACCATTAACGTTCTCATCATAAGATAAGTAAGCCTTTGGAACTCTTAATGCTGCAAATAATTTATTCTTTAAGTAATCGATATCTTCAATAGCTGCGTATTCTAAACCTTGTAGGTTATCAATAGTTGTTCCACTATCACTACCACGTACAGGTAAGAAAAAATCTTCAGTAAGATTCTGAATATTGTATTTTAAATTATAATCACCGGTATCTTTATTAACAAATGGAGTTTTCTTCATTTTATTGATAATCTTCTGCATATAGTTATCAACTTCTTGCGGTGGGATGTTACCTATATCAATTTTGAACACTCTCTTTTCAGGTGCTCTCATAATACGATGAATTAACATCGCATCTTCCATAAGGGATAATTGTTTCCAAATTCTCCTAGCTCCCTCTACCATTGATTTACCATATGGGAGAAAGTTTGTATCGGATAACATTCTAAAGTGAGCCATTTCATACTGCTCATACTCTTTTTTACCTAAACGGTCCATTTCAACCTTATACTTTACATAATCAGGATTATTAGGGTCAGTACCTTCTAATCTTTCTACATTATAGATTGAATGTGGAGCGACATTAATAATACCTTTACCAGGCATAATTTCTAATGCTATAAAAGCATCACCATATTTTACTAAATTTCTAATCCAAGGCCATAAATTAAATTCTATGTTCATTATATCATAGAATAAATTATGTAACATATCTCTTACATTTTCATTTGTAGATTTGATTTGAAGAACATCACCATATTCATTCTTAGTTGTAGATTCATCTGCGTATATATCTAAAGCCGAACCAATGATTGGGTCTGAATCCATTGCATCGTAATCTCTAAAAAGTTCTCTACGAACCTGATGATATGCCATTGACTGTGCTCCCGCATTACTATCGTAATAAGAGCGTTGTAATTTTGTATATCTATCTTTAAGATTTACAAAGTTTGTGCTTTGTTGGCGTTCTTCGGTATCAACAACCGTACGCTTACCATCTTTATCAACGGTTACAATTGCGTTTGTTGAAAATAATTTCTTTAACCTACCAAAAAAACTTCTATCATCCAATTCTTGTTCTGCCATAATTTATTTTACCATTTACGGCAACTCCAATAGTTTGCCTTTGTTCTTGGACCCGGATTATCACAATTCATTCTTGCTCTAAACGATTTTCTAGCAGCAGGATTATCTTTTTTAATTACCATTCCTTTTTGTCCGAAGTTTACTTTAATGATTTTACCAGTCTTAGGATTCTTTACATATACCTTAAACTTCTTAACATCACCTTGTGTTGGTTTACCTAACTTTACTTCTCTACCCTTATATTCTGCTTCATATACACAATTACAATTAGCTTCTTCTAATTGAGTTGAATATCCTTTTAAGAAGTTTATGAAATCATCCATATCTTCTTGCTCAACATCCAATTCATCATAATCATCAATTGGATTATCAGTTGGAGTATCACCAGCTTTATAGGCTTGGTCTACATACTCATCTTCTTTTAAGATATTTTTAAGTCTAATCATTTTAGTTTACTTTATTTTGACATATACCATAAATATCGTAAATTATCAAAACACTACATTTTTTATAACCATTGAGTTAGGTCTTCCATATCATCTCCAATTTTCATTTTCCAAGGGTTATCAACCATTTCGTTTCCTCCATATACTCCTTCGTATTGTTGATTAGAACTTATACCACCTAAAGCTCTTTTAGTAAGGTCTATTCCTTCCTGTCTTAAACGAAGTGCAGTATCTCTAACCCACAACCCAATACACAATGCCATAACCAAATCATCATTATAACTTTTCATAGCTTCAGCTCTACCATTTATAAATATAAAAGTAAATAACTCATCTATTAAACGATTGGAACGAATGGTTACTGATTTCTCTCTAAAATACTCATCCAATTTAGAAATAATAAGTGGACGCGTTTTAGAGGTTGTTGAAAATCCAGCTACCATTTGTTTTTCATCCGCTCGATATTTGTTTCTCATTTGATTTTCTACATCCACATACTTTAAATCCTTACTCATATAGAATAGATTTTTGTATGCTCTATCAATTACCTGTTGAATACACGCCCAACCAATGTTTGCATTCTCTATTACAAGAAGTGCATCATTATATTGTGTAGATAATTCAACTAAGAAGTTTCCAAAATCTTTTGTATCAACCTTACCTTTATATTCTGCAACCTGTGTACACGTGTTTATTTCTATAACATGAGCTGCGGAATAATCCGAGCCATCTCCTCTTGCTACGTCCGCAATAACCATATAAGAACCACCTACGGTTGGGTATTCCCATCTCCATAAGTTACCATCAAATCCAGTTTTTTCTAATGGCTCTTTACAAAATGATTCTTTATAAAACATCAATAGCTCCGGCTCAATTACGGTATCACCCGATGAAACAAAGTCACAATCACATTCTTGTGCTGCTTTCTTTATTCCTAATAGTTTCTCCTGCTCAGCCCTCCAAGCCTCACCTCTTTCAGGATGTAAGCTCCAATGTAATTTAATTGTATTGAATGGGCTACTACCTTCTTCAGCACTTAACCAAGTTTTATGAAACCAATTACCCACGCCATTTGGAGTAGAAAGTGCTATACAAGCTCCACCCGTTGATAGTGTTGATTGTGCCGCTACCCAAATCTCATCGATATCATCAATGAAAGCTGCTTCATCAAATATTAAAAGTGATAAGGCTTCAGAACGTCCTGCATCAGCAGAAGATGCAATAGCCTTAATTTGAGAACCGTTATGCAAACGAAGGGAAAGTTTGTTATCTTCCAAAGAACCGCCTTTTAACCAACCTGGAAGTAATTCATGCATTACTCTAACCTTTGTTACTAAGTTCTTTGCAACATCTTGCTTTGTTGCAATAACCAATACGTTAAAATCAGAATTAAATATCATTTTCCAAAGTGCGTATCCAGCCGATAAAGTTGAGATACCAGTTTGTCGTGATTTAAGTACTATATTAAATCGGTTATCTTTAAATTGAGTTAGTGTTTTTTCCTGAAATGGGAATAAGTGAAATGGTATCTTACCTCTCACCGGATGTTGAATCATGCAATACTTCTTCATAAAGTGAATCGGGTCTACCGCGCACTTTTTGTATTCTTCTGCTACTATCTCTTTTAGAGTTTTCTTTTGTGTTATACCAGTACTCATATTAATCGTTAAGTGGTCTTACTAAATCGTAATTTTTATCTTTTAATTTTTCGTAAGCCTCATTTCTCAATTTAGTAGCCTGTTCGATTTCTTCTTCAAACTTAGTTATATCAGTTAGTATTTCAGCTTTTAATTCGGTTACATCTCTTTCCATACTCCATTTTTCAATTGTACCATCTTCTTGAACTACTTCGTATGTTTGTTTAGCATCGTTATATGCTTGCTTAAATTGTGCTACCACATCATTACCATGCGCAATCATATTAGAAAATATTTTATAATCTTCATAAGCTTCCCACAATCCATCTAATTTTATTTGAGCTTCTCTTAATGTAAGACAATGTAAACAATATCCAGTTTTAGATATTAACTTTTTATCAACCCTACCTACTTTTATTGTTTTACAATTATCGGATTTACAAGTGTTTAACTTATCTAAATAAGCTCTTGCTTCAGCCATTATATCACCAAGTTCTGAAAATTCTATTCTTCCACCTTCAGTTTGTTCCCAAGACTTACCATCCCCATCAGTCCATTTTTCACCAACCTTACGTTTTATAATTTCTTTATCTGCTCCAGAAAATGAAATAAATGATTCCTTTTCATAATCACCACCGGTCAATACCATATCCACCAACTTTCTACGGGTTGGATGCATAAACTTTTTATTAAACTCTCTTGCCATATTACTTACGATATATTTGTATATATAAGTATATCAAAATTAAGAAAACGATTAACTATCAAAGAAAATACCTAAAATTTGATTTAGAGGTGCGAATGCACCTGTTAGTTTGTAAGTGTTACCATTATATACGAATACAATACCTTCATTTGGTACAATTTTATCAAACCCACCTAAAGCATTTAATCGTTGTAACTCTAATTTTAGTTTTTCAACTTTCTTAGGGTCACCACTTGCTTTTACTTGAGATATTGTTGATTGTAAACGAGCTACCATTTGTCTTTTAGCACTATCAGG